GCGGGGTTGGACGAGACGAAGATGACGTGGGATCGCCGGCGGGGGAGGTAGCCTGATTCCACAGAGCCCCCTACGCCGGGATCGGTCCGCATCCATCGGGCACGTCGGTAGGGGGCTGCTGTGTGTCCGATGGAGAGCCCATGACCATGAATCCGAGTGATGTCCGGTCGCCCACCCCGAGTGTTGGCGCGTCGGTCCACTACGTCTCCGAGGGCTCCCCGCTCCTGCCGGACGGGTCGCAGCGCTACCCCTCCGTGTGCCGGGCGGCGATCGTGACGGAGGTGCCGCAGATCCAGGTCCCCGAGGGCAACCTGGCTTCCCTGTGCGTGGTGAACCCCACGGGGCTGTTCTTCCGGGCGGACGTGGCGTACGCGGAGGAGACCACCCCTGGTACGTGGCACTACCCGTGCGCCGGGTAGCCGGTCCGATGTAGACGGAGCAGGGCGCGTGTCCTGGATGGACCGGGATCTGGGGAGGCATGACCATGGCTGCGGACAACGTCCTCTCCCTGGCGACCGTGGACGGGGAGCTGCCGGAGCCCCGGGAGCGCACGGAAGTCGGCATCTCGCTGAACCTTCCGTTCGTGGCGTCCTACAAGGACGCGTGGGAGGTGTTCCGCGAGGAGCAGGTCACCGTCGAGCAGTTGGTGGCGATGCGGCGCACCGACGGCCAGGCCCGCGCGCTGTTCCGGTTGATCGTGCTGCCGATCCGGGCCGCGCTCAACAACGCCACGTTCGTTCCCGGCGACGTGGAGGAGGGGGGCGAGGAGGAGGCGGAGTTCGTGCAGGCGATGCTGACGCTGCCCCCTGCCGCCGGGGGGATGAAGACCCCCTTCACGCGGGTGGTGGCCGAGATCCTCCAGGCGGTGTTCGACGGGTTCGCGGCGCACGAGCTGAGCTATCAGGTGGCGGAGGTCGGCCCGCTCAAGGGCAAGATCATCCCGTGGAAGATCGCGCATCGGCCGGCGGAGACGCTGACGTTTTTGGTGGACGGGAAGGGCGAGTTCGCCGGGTTCCGGCAGCGGGCCAGTGTCCGGGGCGAGATGGTGGACGTGGAGATCCCGAAGGAGCACGCGGTCTACTACGCGGCCAACGAGGAGGAGCGGCCCTTCTACGGCGTGTCCTATTTCCAGTCGGCCTTCTACCACTGGGACAAGAAGGTCAAGCTGTACTACATCGCGCACCTGGCGGCGCAGCGTGCGGCGGTCGGCACGCGCGTGGGCACGATCCCGAAGTCGACCAACAAGAACGACGTGGCGGCGTTCAAGAAGGGGTTGGGGGATCTGGGACTGGCGCAGTGGATGTCGGTTCCGGAGGGGTACGTGGTGGAGTCGCTCAAGGAGGGCGGGTCCTACGACTTCCTGGCGATGGTGAACCACCACAACTCCCAGATGAGCAAGTCGGTGTTGGCGCAGTTCTTCGACAAGGAGCAGGGGGCCGGCGAGAAGGATCGGACGCTGGTCGATTTCGGCACGCAGTCGGATGCGATGTTCCTGCTGATGCTGGAGACGATCATGGACGACGTGGCGGCGTTGATCAACGATCGGATCATCCCCCGGTTCGTGGATTGGAACTTCGGCTCCGGCAAGTACCCGAAGTTCCGGTTCGGGCCGCTGACCACCGAGCAGAAGCGCGCGATCCGGGAGACGTTCGACAAGTTGGCCGTGTCCGGGCAGTCGATGAAGTCCTCCCCGGAGTTCCTGCTGGAGATCGAGAAGCAGATGGCCGAGGAGTTCGGGCTGGAGATCGATTACGACGAGGTCGAGGCGCGGATGGAGGAGGAGCGGATCCGGCAGGAGGAGACGCAGGCGGCGCTGCTGGCGGTGGCGGTCAATCCGCCTCAGGCCCCTGCCGGCGTGCCGGGTGCGTCCGGTGCTCCCCAGCCGGGCGGGGGCAGGACCAGGCAGCAGCAACTGGCGGCTGCGGGCGGCAAGGCGGGCGCGAAGGCTCCGAGCAAGCCCCGGCGGCCGGGTGCGCCGAAGACGTCCGGTCCCGCGACCCCGAAGCCGCCCGACAAGCCCGCGCGGCCGAAGCTGACCCCCGAGCGGGACGGTCCGGTGATCACCCTGTCGGAGTTGGCGCGCGAGTTGCTGATCGAGGCGGCCGGGCTGTCCGACGGCGGCGAGGAGGGTGATGGCTGAGCCGCCGGCGGTCGCGGCCCTGTCGGTGTTGGCCGGGCGGATGGGGGCCAGGGGTCGGAAGGTCGGGTCCACGGCCGCCGCGTTCGGGCCGCACCTGGGGTGGTTGATCCAGCACAATCCGCACAAGACGCTCAGCGAGATCCTGGCGATGGAGGGGCTGCGCGGGTCGATGACCTCTGCCGTCGCCTCCGCCGAGCAGGGTCTGCTGACCACGCTGGCCGCCGGCGCGCTGGCCGGGCGGAAGCTGGGGATCACCGCGATCCGGAAGGCGGCCACGGCGGGGGGCGGGAAGCCTCCCGTGATCGCCGTGAGCGTGCCGCTCTCTGCCTACGGGGTGGCGGCGGAGCATCGGGCGCGGGAGCGGATGGCGACCGCCCTGTCGGAACTCGACGCCGACATCCAGGCGGCGTGGAAGGGCGTGGCCGGGGAGCCGGGGTCGGTCGTCCTGGCGAAGGCCCGTGCGGTGGTGGTGCGGGCGGCCGTGGCGCGGTGGGCGAAGTCGATCGGCTCCCGGTCGGAGTTGGCGGCCCGGGGTGTGGCGCGCAAGGCCTTCTTCGAAGTCCAACTGGCCGAGCGGCCCGACGACGCCTCGAAGACGTGGCACGTGACCAATCCGGAGCCGTGTCCGTTGTGCCTGGCGTTGGACGGCGTGACGGTGGGGATTCACGAGCGGTTCCCCGGCGAGCACGACGTGTGGTGGGACGGGTTCTCGCCGCTTCGGCACCCCCGGTGCGGGTGCTTCCTGTCCTACGGTTCGGCTGCCGGTACCGATGGTGCAGAGGAACTCTCCGCCGCTCTGGTTGGTTGACTCACGTCAACCCTTCCCCTAGGCTCGGAGATCAGGTATCACCCAGTCCGGAGGAGACCCGCGTGGGCGAGCAGGACCAGGGCGGCACGCCGGAAACCCCCACTCCCGGCGAGCAGGTCGTGCTGTCGGTGAACGGCGAGCTGCACGTAACGGACGGGAACGGGAAGTGGGTCCCGCTGGGGAAGGCCACGGCGTCGGCGAAGGCCACGCCTCCCGCCGTCACGGACTGGTCGAACCCGTCCCATGACGTGATGGCGGACCTGAAAGCGTGGAAGAAGTTTGTCGCCCAGCAGGGGCCACCGATCTTCTCGACGGCGGACCAGGAGGCGTTCCTGGCCGAGTTCGTGGCCAAGTTCGGCGAGGTGGGTCAGGCCGTCACGAAGGTGGGTCTCCCCATGTCGAAGGCCACGAAGGCGATGGACGGGTTGAAGGCGGGTTTGCACTACGAGGCTGTGGAATACGTGTCGTTGGTCAACAAGCCGAACGTGCCCGGCGATGGCGTGGACAACGTGGCCACCCCGGAAGGGGCGAAGTACTACGGCCAGCCGATCGGCTCGGTGATCGTGAAGGACGCCACCGGGAAGGTGATCACCGGGGACAAGGTCGTCCCGGTGTACGTCGGGGGGAAGCTGAAGACCAGCGGCCCGGCGGGGTCGGATGTGTACCTGTTCAAGAACAGCGATCCCGACGCCACCGGGATCGCGAAGTTCCTGCACGTTCCGGGCGAGAACGGGGGCTGGTTCAAGGTCACCGCCGGCGGGACCCACCCGTTGAGCAACATCCTGGGCAAGGCGATCCTGAAGCAGGCCGAGTCGGGTTCGATGGTGAAGGACCCCACGGCGAAGACGGTCGACAAGCAGAGCCTGGGGAAGAAGACCGAGGACAAGAAGCTCTCGCCTGACCAGCAGGCCAAGAAGGAGGCCGGCAAGAAGGCGTTCGAGGCGCAAAAGGACGCAGCGCCGAAGGAGAAGAAGACCGCCACCGCGTCGGCGAAGACCGACGAGTCCGGGAAGGTCGTCGCGAAGACGCCCGTGAAGAACCCCGGGGAGGGACTTCAGTCCGGGGACTTGAGCGTGAAGGTGGGATTGAAGAACGAGCCGAGCGGCCCGACCAAGGGTCAGTTGGCGTCCTTCGTGAACAAGCTTCAGCAGGGCTTGGCTCCGGCGGCCCCCGTCTCGGATGCCCCGAAGGCGATCGTGGGTGGCGTGCCCGCGACGGCGGACGAGATGACCTCTGCTGCGAACATCCTGATCGGCCAGCCGGGCATCTACGTGAAGCAGCCGTTGCAGAAGTACGACCACCCGCTCAAGGACTTCGACTTCCACGCCGTCGCGAACACCGTGACGGGTGAGAAGTGGATCGACCAGCCGGTGGCGGGCAAGACGAAGAAGAAGGTCGTCCAGGCGCTTCAGGACACGGCGGCGAAGCTGAAGGCGAACCCGCCGAAGCCGCTTCCGAGCCCCGCTGCGGCCACGGCGATCGTCGGCGGGGTCCAGGTGACCCAGCAGCAGATCCAGGACGCCGTGTCCATCCTGGTGGCGCAGAAGGGCAAGTACGTCAAGCAGCCGCTGGATGCGAAGAAGCACCCCCTTGCGGCGATGGACTACCACGCGGTGGCGAAGAGCGCGTCGGGCAAGGACGCGTCGGTGACCGGCCCGACGAAGCAGTCCGTGGTCCACAAGCTCAAGGAGATCGCGGCGAAGCTGGAGGGGCAGGCGGCTGCTCCGCAGGGCGAGGCCCCGGCTCCGTTGGTGGTGGGGTCCGACAAGCCGTTGATCGCCGAGCACACCACGCCGTTCCCCGGCTCGGTGCAGATCGGCGCGTTGCACCTGCTGCCGGGCAAGTACATGAAGGCGGGCGGCAAGGCTCACCTGCTGCTGCACCCGGATGGGACGGCGACCTACACCAACGCGAAGGGCGTGACGAAGAAGGAGACGCCCAACGGGTTCACCTGGCAGCACTCCGCGCAGGGCGGTGGGCTGAGCTGGTACGCGGGTCCGGACGCCACCGGGACCGTGCCCAAGGCCCCCGCTGCCGGTACGCCTGCGGTGACCCACAAGCCGGAGTCGTTCACCGAGTCGTTGGCGGCGGCGCAGAAGAAGACGGACGAGCTGTTGGCCGCGCAGGATCTCGCGGCGGCGAAGAAGGCCAAGGATGCG